GGAACATCGATCCATCAAGCCCTGACGCTGTAAAGTCATTACACACCCTTGGCGAATTTGCCATAGTGACTGTAAATGCGCCAGTTCCTACGTTTGAGTTTGCGTCAAAAAATACATTGTCTGAAGCAGTAGGAACAGAGAAACCACCCAACCCACCAGATGTATCAGACCAATTAACTGTATTGGTACTACTCCAAGTGCCTGTTCCAAGTATCCAATAGCGATCAGCCATTAGACCTCCTCAATAGGAGTTTCTTCAGCAGGAGGCGCAGTAATTACAGCAATCCAGTTATCAAACCTTTGCTGTTTCATAGCTTCAATCTCAGCATCTGTAAACGAATGATCGTCTGGCAAATGCAAAGCATCTGAAAATGTGCCGTACTGAGATGAAAAAGAAAAGTCAATCTTCATGGTCATGCCTGTGTGGTTACTGCGATCACATCCCAACGTGTATTGTTAGCGTTGTAAATACAACCTACATAAGTTGTCTTGCTGATGGTTGTTGCTGTTGGCAAAGTTACGCCAATAACTGTATAGGTTGCATTCCAAGTCAATGCTCTGCTTGTGCCGTTATCCAACAATCTAAACATCAACTTATCTCCATCAAGAGGTGTTCCAGTTGGTGCGTTAATGGTAAGTCCTGCCGCCAACGCTGTGTAGGCGTAAACATCACTAGCCGATATATCAGGTGTTAATGTTGATGCTGATGCGGCTGAAGTAACCCTTGGGTCAATACGCTTGTTGGTTAATGTCTCAGTACCTGTGTAGGTGGCAATAGATGCACCTGCCAATGTCGTTGCTCCAGTACCGCCATTTGCTATTGGTAAAGCAGTACCAGACAATGTAATTGCCAATGTGCCACTTGTTGTAATTGGTGAACCAGTAATAGACAAGAATGATGGGACTGTTGCCGCCACACTTGTAACTGTGCCAGTTGCAGAATCATTGGAAGTAATCGTAAAGTTAGGATATGTTCCAGTAATACTAGTCGTACCAGCCCCCGTCAATGCCACTGTCTGATCTGGTGCAGTATTTGTAATTGTCAGAGTGCCAGAGGTTGTAATTGGGCTACCAGTAACGCTGATGCCTGTACCAGCAGTAGCGGCAACACTTGTAACAGTACCAGTTCCTGCGCTTACATTGACAGTTACATCGTCACCAGAATTAGTAGCAGTAACTGTTGCCCCAACAAAATTGATGTTCTTAACACCTGTGGAGATTGAAGTTCCCTCATCCTTGATGCCTACCGCCCCATTGGTAGACATGGTGCTAATAACTTTGATCTTCTCTGCTAAGTCAGGAGCAACCACTTCACCAACATTAATCTCTTGCCCTGTTGACAAGCTGATAATTAAAGATCCATCAAAGTCAATCTTGGCATCAGTAACAGATACACCATCCTTGCCATCTATACCGTCTTTACCATCCCGACCATCTAATCCATTCTTGCCATCTACGCCTTGGCGACCATCTAAACCACGATCACCCTTGTCACCCTTATCACCCTTTTCAGGAACTATGGATTTGGCAACTTCTAGTTGTGCAGTGACTTTGTTTTCCATCACTTTGATGGCTTCAACAATCAAGTCAACATTGTCTTGAACGGCTTGTTCTTCTTGCTGGCGCATAGCCATCAAGGTTTCTTCCATCTTATTGATAGCGTCTAACTTCTCATCAAAAGATGAGTCTGCCGCCTCAATGCTTTTGATTAGTTCCCTGATGTTAGACATTATTCAATCCGTTGGTCAGTTTTTCAAGAAAGTCTTGTTTTACCTGTGACTGAGCATTTAATTTATCAGCCATCTGCAACTCAACAATCTTTGACTTGTTCTTAATGTCAGCTTCCTTCAACATCAGATCAGCAATCTTGACCCTCTTGTCAAATTCCCTTTGATTGGCTTCATCTTCATTAGGAAGATTCTTGGTCAAAGATGCACTCATCTTTGCTTGCACTTCTTGCGGCATTAACTGCGCCTCAACAGACAATTTAGTAGCTTCAGCACGATTTTGTTCTGCTTGAGTGGTGTTAACAGCAATCTGAGCCTGTGCCGCTTGCATTGCTAACTCTTGTTGCATCTGCTCCATCTGTTGCTGTTGAGGATTGGGTTGCATCATCTCATCCAACTTGGCAATCAACTCCATTCTGTTGGACAAACTGCTGTTTCCTATGATGCCTTTAAGCAAAATAGGCAAAACAGGTGTGTTTGCACCCAAAGTCTGCAACAAACCAATGAACTGTTGCTGTTCATACTCCCTAGCAATAATGCCCAACGTAGCTGTAGGTATGAAATTCATGTCCACAGAGGGATAACGCTCTGGGTCAAACTGCATGAACCTAAAAGCCGCCTTTTTGATGAATGGAACAAGGAAATCTTCTTGGAAATTCACCAAAGTACGCTTGTATTTCTTAATGATCGAGGCAACAGCCATCGACATACCACCACCATCACGGCTTGCCTGTGAAACCATGCCGTTAGAGTCCAGCGTACCAGTAGCCTGAAGCAACATACGTTCAAATTCTTTAGCAGTTGCTAAGTTGTTGGGGTCATTCTGACCAAACTTGAATGGGTAAATAATCTCACTTGGGTTGCCATTGGTAAGAATAGCCTTACCAGCCTTAACTTCAAACTTCATACCTCTTGGAAGTCTTGTTGCGTCCATAGCAACCATAGGGGCAGTGGTCAAAGCGAGTGAATCCAAGTGAGCGCGAGTCTGAGCATCAATAGCTTTCTGCATATTGAAGGCTTTTTCCACTGTACCTCGCCCCAACAGGCGGTTTGGAACTGTATCGTCTTGGTACGACAACACAGGTCTGTCTTTCATCATGTAAGGATTTTCTTCAGCCTTGAGCAACATACCATCATTGGCAATCACCACAATGGCTTCAACCATATCGGTATAGTCTTCTGCCGCTGAATTCTCAGGAAACAACTCAACTATGTTCTTGTTTTCCTTCATGTTGTTTAAATACTCACGGGGAACTAACCCGTAGTACGTCAACAACAGTACCTTCTCATCTTGGTACTGGCTAACCTCTTGGGTAGGCTCTAGGTCAGTATCTTCATAGGTAGGGGTAATGTCCACCTTGCGGTAGATTCCACGTTCAATACCCTCTACAATCTTATGAATACTCACGTATTTCTCTATCGCCACCCCCATGCAGTCATCGACCGAAGTACCATTCGGGTCGAATAGAAAGTTCTTGGGATTGATAGGCATTATCTTGACAGATATGCGCTCACGCTCCATCACGCCAATAGCCGCTTGCCCTTGTTGATTAGGGATAGCTTGAGTCGATGGGATGTACTCTTTTTCGGTTTTGACAATGATCTCGCCAATGCCTGTACCATAGATTTCAGCCATCAATTCGATCTGGTCGATAGCTTTTCTGATTTTGTCCTTCTTGAAGTCTTCCATCAGTTGAGCCTTAATTAACTCAACATCTATAGGGTTTCCACCTATGTCTTGAATATTGTCTTCAATGTCAAAGAAATCGCCTTGCCCAAAGATAGCTTCCATGATCTCAGCATGGCGAGTCTCTACAGCTTGTTGTGTGGCAGGGGTAACAATACGGCTACGCTCAGACTCACGGGTCTTATCTTCAGAAGCCCATTGACCACGGAAGATGCGCTCGTACTCTAAATAGTCAGGGAGAAAGTTTGTATCTCGCCAATCTCTCCACTTGTCGCAGTGGCTAGTGATGAAATCGGTTAACTCTTTATCAGCCTCAGTAGGCTCATAAAATTCGCCTTGTTCTAGCTTGACTTCTTTGTCTGTTGCCATTTATATCCCCGAAATAATATCTAGAGGCTCCCACTCATCTTCTTGGTCATCTTGGAAGTATGAGGTTATCGCCAGTTGGTCAATGTAGGAAAGAGCATCAGGCAAGTCATCGTGAACACCTTGGGCGGGGAACATCAAGAGTTGATCTTTGAATTCATCCCAATCTTCCTCAGAGTTCAGCACAATACGCCCATGCTCAAACCTTCCTTGGAGACTCCAGATAATTCTGTCAGTCTTTTTCCTGTTGCCATGCGTCAAGTCAACTATGTGCGAATATACATTATTTTTCCTCATTAGGTCACTCAAATAAGGCAAAACAGCGTTTTTTAACGCACCTCGCTCAATTCCAACACTCAAAGGGCGGTATTCCCGCATCTTCAGCAGAATCGTAGCGGCAGTCTCCCGAATGTCCCAACGCCCATAAGCAATCTCTTTGACAAACCATTTGCCCTCATCAGTCACCTTAACCACAGCAATGGCAGTCTGGTCTAGCCTTTTCTTAGAGTTAGCCGCCTGTCTAGCCACTTCCTCAAATCCAGCCAAATCAACAGCCACAAAGTAAGAACCATAGTCAGGTTCTTCCCCGTACTTAATCCATTCTTCTTTGAATACATCGCTTCCCGCATTGTCGAAAGAAGCCATATACTCTTGCTTGAAGGCGAATGAACTTAGGGTCTTCTTCGCACTTTCGATTTCACTAGGGTCGATCAAAGGGTTGTCTTTGGTGGTGAAATGCCATGCTTTCCAATCTTCGTCTTCTTCTGACATTCCAAGTTTAAAGATGTCATAGAAGAAATTGCGACCCTTGGGAGTACCGATAAACATTGCTCTGCCCTTTTTGTCTGACAGAGAAGCACGAATAACCTGTTCCCATGCTTCGGGTTTGATGTCTGCAACCTCGTCAAGCACAGCGTAGGTGAGCGACACTCCTCGCAAAGTATCTGGTCTATCAGCACCTCGGACATAAATCTTTGCTCCGTTTATCAAGGTAATGTCCATGTTATTGATGTGGCTGGCTTGGATAACCTCTCGCCCCAACTCCATCAATACATCCCAAATAATCTGACGAGCCTGACCATTGGTAGGCGCAACATAAAGCACAGCAGACCCTGCACTACATTGCAGTCCTTCAATCAATAGGGTGATGGCTGAGAGCCTTGACTTACCGCAACGCCGCCCTGCCGCAATGACTTTGAACCTTGTTTTATCACTAAAGACAACTTGTTGCCAAGGTAGGAGACTGAAGTTCAGGTCAGACATCTTTGCTTTCTATATCTTCAGCTTCTACTGTGTTGTCACCAATGGTTACACCACCAATGCCTGAGATCGTAATGTTTACAGCACTTCTCTGATTCTTCTCTTTTTCAAACAGAGTAACGGGAAGCATCCTATCCATACATAGCTTCAGCGCCGCCATCTGTGCAGGGTGTTCGTCATCAAGGGCAATCTGAACAGTCTTCTGTACAACATTGACTCCAGCGCTGTTTATCAGGAGTTCTTTGAGTTCCTTGACCCTTTGGTTCTCAGTCTTAGGCAACAAAGCTAATGGCTTGGCATCAGCGTATTTAGCCATAGTCAATTTACCTGAACCCTTTGGGCGACCCTTTTTCTTCAGGTTATCAGGGAGTGCATCTACTACGTTCATCTTTTATCCAATCAGGAAGATTACCAACACGGCTGGAGACTGTTCACATAAAGCAGTGTACAAATCCATTTATCAACAACTGTCAACGGCGCTAACCCATTGTCAGTCTCCATGCGTCTTGGTAGTTAGTGGTTACTTTACACGAGAACAGGAATCTTGTATAGTGACATCAAACGGGGGCATCACCCACCCCTCTATGCGGTTGAGCCGACCAAGTAGGATAAACGTAGTGAACCATGTAGTTCTCAAGTAAAGACTTACATCTTGAACGGGGCTGGTAGCGTGGAGTGAATGATCTGACAGTCATCACTAACTTAGATAAACGAGAGGCTCTCCTTTAAAAGGACATACCCACTCACGGGTGTCTATCCTATTTGTCAACCACCTTCTTCCCTAATCCAAGCAAGCCTTTGTTCGTGTTAAACACTACATTTGGCTTTTCCAGTGGAGAGGAGGGTACACAAATATTTACTCACCACACATTACCCCTCCCCCCCATCAAAGTAAGCGCTAACTAACATAAGCGGAGTAAGCACTAACTAACATAAGCGAAGTGAACGCTAACTAACTTAAGTCAAACGATAATTGATTATCAATAGCTTAATGATAACGATAACGCATTAGCATATGGGGTTTATGCACCATTTTCCCCACACCTAATAACCAAAAGTAATCTGCACTCTGAATACAGAATTCAATACATTAGGTTTCACATTGTGGGATTGCACCATTGTGGTGAATAGTGCTTACTAACATCCCTAAATTAGTGCAGAGTGCTTACTAACTTCACCATTTTAGTGCGCTTGGTTAGTAGATACTATCATTGCATGGCTTGATTTTGTTGATAGTGCAAAACTGGCATGGTATGTGCATAGTAAATAGAGTCCGATATTGGACTGCTGATTAAAAGGTTTCAAGATGAAAGCATATAAACACTTAGTTAAATTCGCATTAAAGCATGGTCATACTGTCTCTGTTTATGATGGTGAAATATGGGAAGTTAAGCGTTCTACTGCTTACCAGGCAATCATAGAATGCATTGAATCAGTCGAAATAGCATCCCTAAGAATCCGAAATACTGCTGGGGATGTGATCGGTTGGGCATCGGTTATTCCCTTTGGATTAGAAGATGATGAAACAGTATCCGATCACACAATTACCGCTTTTATGGAAGAATGGGACAATGCATACAGATTAACAACCTAAGTAAATTCTAGGGTCTAGGGCATTCTTTAGAGTGTCCTAGCACCTAGGTTTTTCCTAGGGATTCATTAACATTTTTTGATAGGCTCACAATGCAAAATCCATATAAATCGATCTTACGGGGTCTAGGCTTACCCTACAAAACAATCCTAGGGGAATCATCATCTAAGACAATCAAAGGCCAGTCAATCGGTTATTTGACGGGTATTGTCTACTTAGTACCCGATGAAGTAATTTGTCCCTTAGCTAAGCTTGCTGGGTGTTTTGAAGGATGTCTTAAGAGTGCTGGGCGTGGAGCTTTTAATAGTGTCCAATTAGCCCGACAATCAAAAACTGATTTTTACTATAACAATCAATTGGCTTTTCTATTGTCACTATGCGCCGATACTTGGACCCTACAAAATAGGGCTAAAAACCTAGGTTTAACCCCTTTGATACGTCCCAATGGAACATCGGATATCCCATACGAAAATTTACCCGTTATCGATGGGAAAACGATATTTCAATTATTCCCCGATGTTCAATTTTATGACTACACCAAGCATCCCAGCAGAAACCTAGATGGGAAAACGTGTGATAACTACGATCTAACCTATTCGTTTAGTGCCATTACCCCTAAACCGATATCGATCAAAGGGTTAACCAACAAACACAATTCTAGGGTCGCTGTAGTTTTCCAAAAACAATCCGATATCCCTAGCACGTTTAGAACATGGGACGTTATCGATGGAGACAATACCGATGTCCGCCATATTGAGCCTAAACGTGTGGTAGTAGCACTCTATGCAAAGGGTAAAGCTAAACGGGAAAATAACGGGTTCGTACAGATTAAAGGGGTTCACTATGCGTAAAACAATGTTAGCTAGATATGCTGGGGTATGCGCCGATACTGGGGTTAAATTCCGAAAAGGGGATGAAATAACCTATTGCACCATTACCCGAAAAGCTTATTTAATGGAGCATGGAGATAGTGAACGGGTAAGCATACCCAGCGATAACCGATATATATCGGATGTGTATCGTTTTGACAATGGGAAAGAAATATATAGGAATAAAAGGGGATTGTGCATAGATGCACCATGCTGTGGGTGCTGTACGGGTTAGATTCTAGGGTTTAGGGTATTGGTAACAGTACCCTAGCACCTAGCGATTTTGCTAGGCTTTAAAAGGCTTTGACATGGAAAAAATTGATCAAATTATTGTAGGGGTAAGCCTTACGGGTTTTGCGTGTTTAATGTTAATTATTGGATTGTGGGGTTAATGATGGAAGATCATAAATCTTATTTATCCTATAGTGCCGAGCGTAATTGGATATTAATAAATCAGGGTTCACCATTGTGTGATTATAAAAAAACCTATGATGAAGTAATGCTGGCAGTTAAACAATATGGGATCAAATTACCCGATGTTTCATGGGATGCGGATAACGCACAATGGGAAAAAACCGAAGTGATACGGGAAAGATTATGATTTATGCCACAATAGCCCTACTGCTAAAAATCATACTCAGAAAATAAGTTAGTGAGTACTTTTCAATTCTAAGCCCTTCGGGGCTTTTTTCTTGTCTACTGCTACCATGCCCTAGGTTATCCATAAAAATCGATTCTAGGCACGTTTAAACCCGTCTAATCGGTATCGTCTAGGTTATAGGTACATAGTCCAACATGGTCTAGGGATGCATCGGGATCTAAGCCTAGGTTATAGAAGTGTCCTGCCCATGCAATAGCTATTTTCATTCCAGCATGATCGCTACCATTACCCATTGTGTCTAGGATCAACTTCTCGCTATCGGTTAGCGTCATATAGATCCGATTAGGGGTTTTGCGTGGTAGTGCCATTGACTTGAATTCTCCAGTATTCACTC